ATGTGCTTTCATCCTCTTATGGCTTGGTTGGTGAACGGCAAGCCGCAGTTCACTTTTCCGAAGTTTGCTGTTGATACGCCCTTGTCTGTGCAGTTGCCTTGCGGTAAGTGCCTAGGTTGCCGCATGGACAAGGCGCGTACCTGGGCTATGCGTTGCCTTCATGAAAGTCAAATGCATGAAGATAACAGTTTCATAACTCTCACTATGTCTGACGAGCATTTGCATGACATAGACAAGCGAGATTTGCAGTTGTTTTTCAAGCGACTGCGTAAGGCTCTTGGTGGCAAGCGTGTTTCCTATTATGCTGTCGGTGAATATGGTGAGTTGTCTCGTCGTCCGCATTATCATGCTCTTGTGTTCGGTTGGTTTCCTTCTGACGCTTATTATTGGAGCGGTAGCGGTGATACTAGGCTTTTTCGTTCTCCGATGTTGGAGCGTCTTTGGACTTTGGGAAATAGTCTTGTCGGTATGGTGTCGTATAACTCTGCTTGTTATTGCACTCGTTATTGTGTCAAGGCTCTTGATGACAACGGATTTGCTTTGATGTCCCGCAACCCTGCTATTGGCCGTACCTGGTATGAGAAGTATGGATGCGAGGTTGAAGCGCATGATGGTGTTCACATTCCGTTTACCGATTGCTGGGTGCGTGTTCCTCGTTATTATGATGGATTGGCGAACCCTCTGGATTTGGAGTTCAGGAAAGCCCACCGTCGTGAGGTTCATGAAGGTGAGTATCTGTCGCCGTCTCGTATGCGAGATATGGAAGAGTGTTTGCGTCTCCGTCTTGAGCGAAAGGCTAGAATAGGAGAGTTTGATTCTTTTGAGTAAATCCGCGCGCGCGCGCTACGCGTGTGTGCGATATTATAAAAAAGTGAAATCTCCCTATTGACTTATGAACGCAGATTTGGTATTATACACGCCGTTGACGCATAATCGGCGTTATGAACTGAAAGGAGCAATTGTGAAAGATAAGTATTTTGTCGAGCGGAAGTGTCGTGAAGTGCTTTATGCTGTTCGTGATGTTCATCGTTTGATTGCACAGAAGGTTTCTAGGTTTCCCGCTAATGTGTTTGATGATATTAGAGTGTCTGATTTGAGTGTTGAAGATTTGCGTAAGATTTCGTTGTATCATGAAGTTTGTGATTTTCTTGCTGATAAGGAGGTTGAGTTCTGTGAGTATGAATGATAAATGGAAGTCGGTCGTTTTGAGCATTGTAAAGTATGGCATTACTGCCGTTCTTGGTGCCCTTGGTTGGTCTAGTGTGAGTGGTTGTTGTTCCGTTCCGCAGTTTTTCTTCTGAAAGGACAGTTATGAAAAGGCGTAAACTTCGTAAGCGTTCTAATAAGCGGTTTTGGAAGAAAGGCACGAAAGTTCGTGCTAAAAATCTCCGCGCCATGCCTATGCGCGGCGGTTTTCGTATCTAACTCATAGGCAAAAGGAGTAAGTGAAATGAATGATAACCCTTCGCAGTTCCTTTATCGTGTTTACGATAATGTGATTTGTGATTATGTTGGTATGCCGTTTGTGGCGAACAATGCCGCTCACGCTCGGCGTATGCTTGGTGACGCTCTGGAAAAGAGCGAATATTCTAAACACGCTTCTGATTATATGCTTTGCGAGTTCGCGCTCCCTTCTGATAGGTGTGACATTTGCCGTCTTGACGAAATTCTTAAAGGTGAGTGAGCATGAAGTTTTTTACCCTTTTTGATAAGCCGTCCCCTGTCGGGACGGCTTGTAATACTCCTTCTCTGACTGTTCAGTCTGAAAAGGCTCAATGCGATATCAACGCTATTATTGCGCGTTATAAGAAAACAGGCGTTGTTGACCACATTCAGCGAGGTGAGCCACTTTATGCCGATTGTGAACAGGCTATAACTGACCTTGCAAAGGCTCGTATTCTTGTTGAGGATACCGAGGACGCGTTTTGGACGCTTCCTTCGTCTGTCCGTGATGTGATTGGTGAGCCGTCCAATTTGCCGTCTTGGGCTTCTGCTAATCGCTCTGAAGCCGAGAAATATGGCTTTCTCGCTCCGCAGGCGACGCCGCCCGCTGATTCTGTCACTCCGCCGCCGACTGATTCGGCGGCTAATGGTTAGCACTATTCCTTTACTTGATTATATAGTGCTAACTGACACCATTTGCAACGCACGGCTCTTCAAGCCCATTCATAGCAAAGTTTTATTTCGCTTTTACCCTTGAGTAGCCGATTAAATTGCAATGCGTCCCGAATAAAATAGTTCTCTTAAACTGAAAGGTAAAAATTATGAACCATGTTTTCTCTATGATTCCGAAGTCTTCTATCAAGAGGTCTTTTTTTGATAGGTCTTCTAACTACAAGACTACGCTCAATAGTGGCGTTCTTGTTCCTGTGTTCTGTGATGAGGTGTTGCCCTCTGATACGTTTAAGTTTGACATGAGCGCGTTTGCTCGGCTTACTACGCAGGTTGTGCCGACGATGAGCAATGTCTACATGGATTTTCAGTTCTTCTTTGTTCCCTATCGTCTTGTTTGGGAGCATTGGAATAATTTCATGGGTGAACAGGATAACCCCGGTGATAGTACAGATTTTCTTGTCCCGCAGATTGAGAGAAATCTCACTACTGCTGACAATATGACTATTTGGGATTATTTTGGACTGCCTACTTCGGCAGGGACGCAGAAGTTTTCTGCACTTCCTTTTCGTGCCTATAATTTGATTTGGAACAATTGGTATAGAGACGAAAATCTGCAGGAGAGTGTGTCTGTTCCGCTTGGTGATATTGATGACGGGACCTCTTATTCTCTCCTGGCGCGTGGCAAGAGGCATGATTATTTTACTTCTTGTCTGCCTTGGGCTCAGAAATCCACCGATGGTTGGTTGCCTACTCTTAATGTCGGTGGCTCTGCTTCTGTTGTCGGCACAGGTATTGCGATTGGTTTGTCTGACGCTTCTAATAATTATGGTTTGACTGCAGGTGGTACTGGTGCTTCTACCTATGCTTTTAAGCCTAGCGTATCTGCTTATGGAAGCGCTCTTGGTAATACCTCTACAACCTCTTCTGTGACTAACAATATTAATATTGGTCTGACTGCTGACCCCGATAAATCGGGTATTGTTGCCGACCTTTCTACTGCTAGCGGTATTTCTATTAACGACCTTCGTACTGCTTTTCAAATGCAGCGTCTTAAGGAGCGTGACGCTCGCGGTGGAACTCGTTATACTGAAATTCTTCGTGCGCATTTTGGCGTTGTTTCGCCTGATAGTAGGCTTCAGCGTCCAGAATATCTTGGCGGAGGTGAAATCCCGCTTATCGTCTCGTCTGTTCCGCAGACCTCTTCTACCGACGCTACAACTCCGCAAGGAAATCTTGCTGCCTATTCTGTTTTTAGTGGGCGAAATACTTGTCGTTGGACGAAGTCTTTTGTTGAGCATGGCGTTGTTATAGGTCTATGCTCTGTTCGTGCAGACCTAGAATATCAGCAGGGTCTTAATCGGATGTGGTCGCGTAGAACGCGTTATGATTTCTATTGGCCCGCTCTTGCTAATCTTGGTGAACAGGCTGTGCTTAATAAGGAACTCTATGCCGATTCTGCCGATGGGAAGGACGATGACGTTTTTGGTTATCAAGAGAGGTGGAGCGAGTATCGCTATAAGCCCTCTATGATTACAGGTAAACTTCGTTCTAATGACCCGCAGTCTCTTGATGTTTGGCATTTGGCTCAAAATTTTACGACGCGTCCCACGCTTTCTTCTGATTTCATCAAGGACGCTCCGCCTATTAGTCGTGTGCTTGCTGTGCAGGACGAACCTCAATTTGTTTGTGATTTTCATTTCACTTGTAAATGTGCTCGTCCTATGCCTGTTTATTCTGTTCCTGGTTTGATTGACCATCACTAAATGGCGATAGCCGCCGCCAAATCGGCGGCGGCTGTTTTGTTTAGAAAGGAGTTTTTATGGCTTTTGGAATTGATGACGCTTTAATGGCGGCTGTTGCTGGTGGCACACAAGGTGCTATGAACCTTGGCGGTGCTGTCCTTGGAGATTACTATAACCGCAAGGCGGCGAGCAAGCAAAATAAGGTATCTTGGGAAATGATGCTAGCCAACCAGCAATGGTTGGAGAGAATGTCTAATACTGCGCATCAAAGAGAAGTCGCTGACCTTCGTGCCGCAGGTCTTAATCCTATCTTGTCCGCTACTGGTGGTTCTGGTGCTTCTTCTCCTTCTTATGCCGCTTCTGCTCCTGACCTTTCTGCTCTTGGTAAGAGTGGTGAAGGTTTTAGCCGTGTTGGAAATGGTGTAATGGATAAGGCTTTGCGTGCCGCTTCTCTTCGTAGTGAACTTAAACTTATGGAGAGTAATGCGAACAATGCAGAAGCGCAAGCGGCTAACTCTTGGGAGAATGTGCTTTACACAAAGGCTAATACTGCGAAGGTGCTTGCCGAAGCGGGTGTTTTTCAATCTCAACTTGATAGAATTGGTTGGCTGAAAAAGAATTCGCCGAATACTTGGTATCTTTGGGGCGATAAAGACCCTTCTGTTTGGCAGTTGTTGCCCGGTTTTTCCCGAGGTTCTGAATTTGGTGCGCAGTCTGTTGGTAATGGTGTAAAGTCTGTTTATGATTTTGTTAAAGACCCTATTGCAAGTGCTGTGAAAAAAGTGTATAATGCTGTCAAAGACTTTGGAGCAAATAATGCTAGTTCCTCTTCTAATCAGTCTATTGGGTATAGTTCTTACGATAAAGGTAGTTCGTCGGATTCTGGAAAAGTTCCTTTGACTACTACTCGTTGGCGTAAGGGGCAGCCGCTCCGAAGTGGTAAGTTCGATTATCAAGAAGTTCGGCGTAAGCGGCTTGAAAATCTTAAGAAGTA